ATAGCTGCATTAGGATAAGCCCTTATGATAGCTGCGTGATCTAAACTCATGCTGCAACCTCCATTGCTGTAATAACTGATATTCCTCGACCATTATTTGCACTATCCTGATCTTCATGACTTCTGTTAATGTATAAAACCCCACCAGCATGGTAAGCCTCAATTTTATAACTTACTGCATTTACAGTTGATGGAGAATCAAGGAAGGTGAAAGGTGTTTCTACAACTGTATTCAAATATTGGTTGTAACCACCAGTCGGACCTGATATAAAACGGGCTCTACTACCTGCTGCATCACCTTCAGCTATTGCAGTTGCAGTTCCACCCACTGTCCTTACAAGTCTAAAACCACTGCGGTCTGTCTGAGAAGAACCACCAATAGCAACCTTACCTTGAACTAAAATTTTATTACTTGATGATGAGGGTTGGATAGTAACTGTCATTCCAGTTACTTCAAGAAATGTAGCAAGTGCATTTTGAGTTTGCGTATCTGTCTTAACTGTTTGTGCAACTTGAAGAATATTTCCTGTCTTTGGGTTTGTTGTTGTTAATATCGTTCCATCTGCCGTATCTGGCAGAGTCATTACTCTGTTATTAGCTGATGAAGATGGTGCTTGTAAGCTGAAAGACCCACCACCTGATGCTGCGTTTAGTTTAATCTTTGCGGTCATTTATCCAGCCTCCAGTGCAGCTACTTTTGTTTTTAATGTATTTACTTCTGATGATAACTCTTGTATCGCTTTTATCATAGGAGCTAGAAATTCGTCATAACGTAATGAATAATATTCTCTAGGATTTTCAAATTTATTTCCTATATCATCTTCTAAAGGTTTGTCATAACAAAAACCTGCAAAGTCATTTCCTGTTTTTCCTATACTTTTTAGTAAGGTTTCTACATCCTGTGAAATCAAACCATAATGTGTTCTTCCAGATGTACCATTATTTATCTTATAAGAAACTGGTGTTAATTTATTAACAAAATTAAGTCCTAAATCTGTTGGGGTTATTGTGTTTTTTTCGTTTCTGTCAGATGTAACAATATTACCAACACCAGCCCTAACTTGATTCCATCTATTTGATGAAGTACCTAAGTCTCTAGAGTTATCATTGGTAGGACCTAAAGAAGTGTTACCCATAAAATATTTTCCATCACCACCGCAAGCAAAACCAAGATTATTAGATGCTCTTTTGTACATACCGCTGTCGGTATCATCAAGAAATGAGTACGCTGGTCTACTTTCACCATCACCTGAGCCTTGGATACTACCTCTACTGCTAATACTGACTACGTGTACTGATCCAAGACTATTTTCACCACTGCTAGTGTAAAATCTAATGAATCCATTTTGTTTCAAATTCATTAAATCTATATAGTTATGATGATGGTCAACTTTTAGGTTCATAGTATCAGTACCATCAGCCCTAGCTATCCTATATCCAGTAGAACTACTACCATCACTATTACCTTGCTGTAATCTTAATATTGTTCTTGTCTGGCTAGATCCACCATTTATCTGTACACCGTCAGTAGTAGCATTTGCTAAATTTATTGTTAAAGCATTACCACCAGTAACATTATTAATAGTAGTGTTGACATTTGAAGTCATCCCACTATTTGTTAACTGAAGTCTTGCACTTCCACCTGTATTCATATTGACAGCATCAGCCCCAAAATTTATTCCTGTATTGCTATCTGACCCCTGTAATGCTGGTGCGGAAGCTGATCCGTCAACTCCAGAAATACCAGTTGTTCCGTTAATGTTTAAAGCCATAATTAAAGTATAACTAATATTGCGCCCGAAGGCACGGTGATAGTGACCCCACTGTTAATTGTGGGGCTAACAGTGTGAGCGTGTTTGTTTGAACTTAATGTGTAATTGGTCGTCACATTTTGGTCTGTCTCAACAAAAACCTCATCAGTACCGCCACCAGTAGCACCAGCACCTCCACCAATTTCACCCCAGCCAGTGTTTTTATAACCTTCAAAGACGTTAAGGGTGCTGTTGTAGCGGAACATACCCACTGCTGGGCTGCCGTCCCTCTGAGCCGTTGTTCCTACAGGTAAATTTAAAGAGCTTGTATAGTTATGTGTTATCTTTCCAGTAAATGTTCCACCAGCAACAGGCATCAACCCTAAATTTGCTTGTGTTACATTTCCAATCTCTATATATCCATTATTTGATGCGTTTCTAATTTTTAAAAGGTTTGAGGTTGTATTAACTGATAATTGAAAAGCAACCTGTGTACCACTTGGATCTGATGAGCCACTATTGAGACTTTGTATTGCGGCAAAAACATTATTTAAATCGGCTCTTACCGCAGAACCTGATCCATTAGCAATATCGTAATCTGTAACTTGTGCCATTTAAAAAATCATCTTGTGCCTATTCTACCCTCCTCTGGCAAAACCGACAGCCTGATATGTGAAATTCCTATTTACTGTACTTGATCCGTTTTTAAAAGTAATCCTAAATCCTGTGCCTGTTATATTTGTTAATTCAAAAAAATCACCGCTTTGCATATTTACACTTACAATTCCAATACTTGGAAGTCTGCTGTTTAAACCTCCTAAAGCTGAAGTTCCAACAAAAAATGGTGAATTAAATGTAACATCAGTTGCACCGCTTGATGTTAATATGCCATTTGTTGCAGACGAATTTTCAAGACTTGTTTCTGTTCTTCTACTAAATGAAGCTGTATATCCAAGCTCTGTAACTTTAATGTTTGTTGAGGTGTCTTGAGTTTCCATATTGCATTTAAATTTAAATCCTCTGCCTTTGTAGACCCCATTTGTAAAACTCTGAAAAGGTGTAAATGTAGGACTACCAGAACTAGGATTATCTTGTGTAACTGCAACTAATACATCTGATGAAACAACTGCAATATCAATCCCATCAAAATCTGTTCTTGCATCTAAATCGGCAATGGCATCAAAATTATCATTAGGTAAAAAACCGATTGATTTTAAGTGTCGTTTTAAATCAATTGTAAAAACAGCACCAAGATCAATAACATCATTAAATTCATAACTACCAGTAAGTGATAAACCACCAGCCGCATCTAATGAACTTACAGCATCAAAATCTGGTATTGCATCAAATAATCCAACACCTAATAATTTAATAAAAGTACCTGTATCATCTAAAGCAACATTTGTTTTTGCACCTTGAAATTTTGGATTGTCTTGATCTTCTCTTCTTGTAAGTGCAACAAAACTTGGTTGTTCCTCTGGTAAATCTATAACAACAGAACCCTCACCAGCACTAAGGTTTCCTGTATCGTCCTCAAATTTAAGGACGTACTCTCCTTCAAGTAAGGGAACTACCACAGACGTTGAGTTACCAGCAATTTTTGCTAATTCCTGTGCTGTAAAAAATGTACCAGTTCCATCTGTTGCAACATCATGGCGTATCAAAACGAATCCCCCATGAAGCACATCAAGAGAAGTTGACTGGTCAAATCTAAGTCTTACATTGCGATCATCTACTGGTTCAATGGTAACGTTTGTTGGATTATCAGGAAGTTCTGTTTTTCCTAAAGCATTGAATGTAAGTTCTGCTGGAACAGCACTCGGTTTATCAATCGCATTAAAACTAAATATTCTTATCTCATAAACTCCTTGTTGACTATTTTCTATATCAAAAGTGTTGGTAAAAACGTTTTGTGATATAAAGTTACCATCATCTAACCTGTATTGAAGCAAATATTTTGTAACACCAAGAACAGGTTGCCAATTAAGAAATATTTTACTTACAGCTTTACCATCAATAACAACTATTTTTTCTTCACCTGTTAAATTACTTGGGGCATCTTTTAAATCAGTTAAAACTGTTGTTATTCTTTCGGGTAAGGCAGTACCATCTTCTACAAAAGCATATTTACCAGAATCATGGGCTAGTGCTGTGACTTCAAAAGTAAAATCTGCGTTTTCTTTAACAGAAATCACTCTCCAAGTTGTAGTTTGTAAAGTGTCGTTTTGAATTACAAAAACAGAATTAGGATTAGGTGCTGCACTAAACGCAGAGCTAACATTTATTGTTGTTCCAGAAATACTGCTGATTGTTTTAGTTTCTAATGTGCCATCAGGCAATATTACAGATAATGTTGCATTGTTTGTTGCATCTAAATCTGTATTTGTAGAATCATCAACAACTATTGAACTGTCGGTTGCAGATTTTATTTTTCCTCCTCTTCTAAGTCCTGACTTTACTGGATCACTTATAGATATTATTTGACCGCACCTAACTAAAGTACCTGCCTCTGGTGTGATTTTAAAAGTACAAGATTCTCCTGATTTTTGCTCATTGTATAAAAACCATTTACCCATCCTCGCAGCCTGACCCCTACTTGTGCATCCAAAACTTTGGATTGTTTTACTTACAACTCCATACTTTGCTATTGCGTCTGTATCTTCTACAGTTTCATAATCAATCTCTCTGGTATCAAGATCAAAATACCCAACATTTATAACTGTATGTCTTGTTTTTAAAGAAGAACCACTATAGGTGAACCCTTCTTCAGTAACATTTGCAAGTGTAAATTGATAAACAGGATCAGATGGTCGATCACCAGATATTGATATAGAACCAGCCGCATAAAATGGCATGACTCTCATTGTTGAGCAAATTTTATTAATCAAACTATATGCCTCTGATTGTTGAGTGATATTTACATTTATTGCAAACCTAGCCTCTTGCCCACCAAGTCCATCATCTACCAACTCATTGTTATAAACAGATTGATTATAAAATGTATATTGGTCCAAAGAACTTTCTGCAACTGATAAACCATATCTTGTATTTGTAAGAATATCCCAAAGCACCCAAGCTGGATCAGAGTGCCACTCTTTATCTGTTTTAAATGTTCCGTTAAATGTACCAGCATAAGTTATACGACCAGTTTGTATATCAACAGTTGCGTTATGTGGGATTTTTGTCTTGATTCCTCTTAGTCTGAATGACCTAGTTGGGATTCTTGGAAAAGACTCTGCGCTAAAACGTAAAGCTAAGTGTGCTGTATTAGGGTATCTATTTTTTTTAAATATTATTTCTGTCATACTTGACCAGCTAAAAGCAGAAAAGTTGGGACTTGTTGTATCTTTATTGACTCTTGAAACTCTTATATTTATTGGAAAACTAGCATTGTCAGGGATATTAAATTGATAATCTCTAAAATAAGCACTAGCCGATCTACCTTTTATGGTGTCGTTTATTGGTGTTGTTGTTGTGCCATTATTCTGGATTATTTGTATTTTTACTTTTGCTGTAGCTCCAACAATTTCACCATTATCTTTTACTTTTTGAATATTTGGAAATGATATAGTAACTCTTACAGCATCAACTGAAGTATTTGATATTGCTCTTGTTACTGGAGTATCTTGAACAACTACAACTCCAACTGAAGTTTCTGTCTCAATATTTTTTATACCTTTAATAAATTTTTGATCAGAAGTTCCAAATCTAGGCTCAAATCCAACATCTTCAAAATTTAAATCTTTTTTTGCTGGGTTTGAATTATTAGCAGAAGTAAGTAAAAGCTGTGTTCCATTAAGAAAGATGTCCTTCTTAAAAGCATTGTTATATGCGGTTGTTCCTTTTGTAAGTCCAGCTTTTGATGCAGTTGCACTGCCCTCTATTTCTCCCTCCCCTACGACTTCTATTAGAGTATTAAACTGCTCTGAAGAAAGTGTATCCTTTGGTAATTTAGGATTTGTAAAGACTGTTTTTTGGTTGAATTGTTGTATGCCAGCCATTATCCAGTACCTCTTACTTGAACAGTATCAATTCCATTTGAAACTGTACATGAACCAACTATAGTCTCTCCATATATCAAATTAATTGGAATACCACTTTTGCTGATATTAGTAATTCCACTGAATGAATAGTTCGAAGCAAGTGAAGCTGGGTCAGTTGGGTCCATCTGGGATGGACTTACGTTTGGGGGTTGAGGAGCAAGCAACTGAGTAACACCTTCAATAATCAAAGATGTACCAACAGCAGTAAGTATTGAACCAATTACACCTGTTCCAACAATTCCTGAGATAACAGTGGAAATACCACCGCCAAGAATAGGAGCAATAAAAGGAACTAAGAAACCCGAACCAGTAGCAACAGGAATAATCCTTATCTCTTTTTCGCCAGACATAAATATTTTATCTTCAGTGACTAATTTATCTCCTGTCCAAATTCGATAATTAGTATTTAGTAAATGTTTTTCTAATTCAGGAAAATTATTATATAAAAAACTAAATGCTTGACCAACATTATTAAGATCAGCTTCAAAAGTTGACTGACCTAAAAGTTGTCTTAATTTTCCGTAAACTTTAATTGTTCTCAACATAACGATACTTTTTGTAAATTGATTTTTGCATTTGAGAATCAAGCAAGTCTTTTGAACTTAGTCTACCTACTTGATGATGTAAAACCATTTGTTCTCCGATATAAACACCAACATGGGCAGCACCTTTATCAAGCATTGTCATCAATAATACATCATTTTTTTGTATCTCATCTGTTACTTCCATAAAGCCACTTTTAGGTAAAACATCTTCCAATAAACCATTTGTAAACATTTCTCTTGGGTCTTTTGGTCTTGGCCAATCTTTAACTTTTAAATTAATTGATCGAAAATAATCTACTAATAAAGTATAACAATCTTGGGCTGCCCAAACCCACTCTCTTCCAATTAGGGAAGATTCTTTATATCCAGAGGGTTTAAAACTATACCAATCGTCCATTTCTGGGCTGTAAATATGCCACGGTAAGCCAAGATACTCACAAGCCGCTTTGTCAGTTTTAGAGGGGAAAATAGACCCTTTTGGGTGTGAATGTATTAGTCCAACAAGTTCTCCACTATCTTCTGCCTTTGCCCAATCATCAGGGTCGATAATAAAATACGATATTTGGTCATTTGCTAAATTTTTACAAGGAAAATAAACTTCTTTACCTTTGACAATCGCTAACAAACCACAGCTTTCTTTAGGTAAACATTCTTTTGCGTGTTGAGCAGCTTTATCTTTCCAATTCATGCGTCAATAAATGTACCAACTCCATCAAAATCCTTTCTTGTGATTTGTCTTTTTGGCACTCGAACATTTGCAAGATCAAGAGCAGAAACCAATTCATATTGAACAATTTGTCTGTTTTCAATTATCTTTCTATCTAGAAAAAATATCTCATCAGGAAATTTATTTGAACTAGGTGTTCCAAAAGGATTAGTTTGAGAAGTTGTCGAAGTAGTGGTTGTCCCTGTCGTGGTATTTGGATCATTCATTGTAATTGTATTTCCCATGCCATTGCCATGAACTGTGCAATAATATCTCAAATCATTTGGAGCAGAGGGGTACGCTGGCTTATAAGTAACTGTCGCATTTGTACCAAGAGTTCCATCATTTACTGTTGTTTGCTGTCCTCCAGCATCAGATTTGATCCTTAAAGGGTGTCCGACATTTGTAGTGTCAGACTGGTCAAAAATATAAGTTGACCCTCGTTTCATAGTTAATACAGGGTTTTGGACTCCATTAATTAAGAAAAAATTTGTCCCGCTTACATTTGCCACAGTAACCGTAAATGTAATATTTTCAGCGTCTGCTGGGTCAGCTATTGTTGTTGTTGTAGTTGTTGTAGTCGTTACAGGTGCAAAGTTAACAACGTCAAGATTATCGGCTGTAGTTCTTATTCTTGTAAGTTTTGCTCCGTTTAAATCATTTGCTGGGGTAAATGTATTTACAGATTGAATTAATGTAGTAAGAGTTGATAAAACATTACTTACAGTCAAAGTAGGTCTTGGGATTTGTCCTTTACCTGTAAACTCAAAACCTTCAGCCTCAACTGGGAATCTTGCATAAGTATTACCCTGCCAAACAATCTCTCCATTACCGTTTTGATTTGATCCACTATGCCATCTATAAAGTTGATCTGATCCATGTATTGAAAGAATAAGTTGTAATTCAAACAATTCAATTATTGCTGAAGGATTTATTTTTTGAAGTTCGCTGGTTGGTATTGCCATTAGGGTTCTGCAACCTCCTCAAATGTAAGGTTCATATTTACTCTGTTTAGATAAGGTATAGACCTTGATCGACTTGTGCATTTAAACTTTCTAGCACTTGATTCTCCTGTCATTGTGTAATCAAACGAGTCTTGATCATCAAATCTACTATTTAAAAAAGTGTCTATTGTGTCAGCGTCTGTTTCAGATATAGCAAAGCTTAAATTAACAATATGCAGTCTTTTATTTGCTGGTAAACCAAAAACAGTTCTAAATTCATATCCATCACCCATCTTTGTAGTGATGCTTTTTTGTTCTACTGTTTGAGTAGTTCCATAAGTAGGAGTTATAGAAGGAAAAGTTGCCATTATGCTAATAAACCTCCAGCACGTTTTTCTTTAATAAGTTGTGCTTTTACAGCCTGACCAATTACTTGTCCAAGTTGTTGAGCATCAGCCGAATTACCTTGAACTGAACTACCGCTTGCATCAACATTTACTGTAACCATATTTGTAGTACCTCCACCTCCACCACCAAGTTGACTGTTTGGAATTATATTGCCACCCTTAGAACCCATTTGCAATAACTCAGGGCCTCTTTCTCCTACAACAAAAGCACCTCCAGCCGATACTCTTCCACCTCTTTCTTTACCAAACAGACCAGATAAAAAACCACCTCCAAAACCTTTACCACCACTGATAGCATTTCCTATGCCACTGATTGCTTTATCAAGTGCAATGTCAATAAGTTTGTTTTTAAGATTGTTTAAAACTCCAGAAATAGCTTCACCAAAAGATTTGCTGGTAGTAATAGCTTCTCTTAAACCAGTAACTAAATCACTTCTAACAGACTCCCCAATACCTTTAAAAGTTTCTTTTAGTTTTTCTGCCTCTTCCCTTGCCTCTTTTTCTGCTGGTGTAATAGCGTCAACACTTGTTTTAATATCTCCATTAGTTTTTACAATATTATTTTTTGCATCTAATTGTTTATTATTTTCATCTGTTATTGTTCTTTCAACTTCTGAATATTCAATAACTGCTGGAATCAAATTATCAACACCCTCTTTTAATTTTTTAAATGGATTTTCAAACTTTGGTAATTCTATGTCTAAATTAATTTTTGGTAATTCAATACCACCAAGTAATTTTTTAATTGGCTCTGGTATGAGATCAACTAATCTTTGAAAAGCCTCTTTAAAAAAATTAACTATGTTTCCAGCAACATTGCTTACAGATTGTTGAAGTCCTTGAAAAAAATTCACTACTGGTTGTGTTGCTTCAATAAAACCATTGATGATATTTTGTCTAAGCTTTACAAGATTTCTAATAGTAACACCAATAACACCTCCTATAACTCTGCCAATAAACTCAGCTTCACCAGTTACTTTAGTTATTGCCTCTTTTATTGAAATCCAGCCCTGTTCTAAATTAAATAAAACATTTGTTGCCTCTATTCCTAATGCTTCACCTATAACAGTCCCGATCTGTTTAACAACTCCTACTATTAACCGTATCGGTGCAAGAGTAACTTCAAAAGCACTTTTCAAAGCTTCAACTGTAACAGCAGCAACTTTAAGAGATTCTCTTATAACTATTCCTATTTCAGAGCCTTCAGTGGTTAGATTTGTAAATGCAGTTCCAAGTCTTGTTAATTGTCCTTGAATTGTATTTTGTGCTTCAAATGCAGCTTGAGCAGCTTTTCCTTGTGCGTTAGCTTGATTCTCTAAATTCTTATTAAATGAAACTAACTGGTCATTTAACAAAGGTAATATTGCTGTTCTTGCCTCTACTGATCCAAAGAATTTTGCAAGAGTTTCTTCACTTGCACCACCTTTAGCAACTAACTCTTCTAAAACTCCGCCAAGACCTTTTGTTTTTAAAGAAGTTGCATCAAATGATATTCCTAATTCTGCCGCTGCGTCTTGTGCCTCTTTTGTAGGTTTTTGTATTGAAGCAATAACCTGTCGTAGTCCAGCAAAGGTCGATTCAACAGGAACACCAGTTGCAGTGACAGTAGATATTGCAGCGTTAAGTTCATCTATTCCGACACCAGCACCAGCCGCTATTGGTGCTAAACGACCTATCTGCTGTGCGTATTGATCAACAACAATTTTACCGTCATTCTGTGTCTGAATAAATCCATCAACCAACTTAGCCGCCTGATCCGAACTTAGACCATAAGCATTAAGAACAGAGGTTGTTGCATCAGCAACAGTGGCTAATTCAGAAAATCCACCAGTTGCACCTAACTGTGATGCCTTTAAAACATCTGAAAGTTCTGCCACCTCACCAAAGCCAGCAGATGCTACATCATATGATGCTGATAATAAATCTAAAGATGATACCTGACCACTAAGCTCATTTGATAGACTTGCAAGTTTTGGTTTGAGGGCATCAACATCTACACCAAGAGTTTTAACCTTTGCACTAGCAAAATCAGCAGCCGCTAAATTTCCAAATGTTTTTGTTAATGCAGCTACTAAAGTTATTCCAGCAGTAAGAGGTGCTAAAGCTGTTGCCAACGCAGCCCCAGCAGTTCTAAAACCTACAGCCGCCCCTTTTGCACCAGCACCAGCACCAAAAAATCCTTTACCTAGTATTGGTAAATTTTTATTTGCGTCTTTTAACTTACTATTTGTTCCGTTTACAGTTTGATTAAATTTTTGTGCCTGTGTATTTACATTCTTTAATGCTGTTATGGCTTGCGTAGCTCCTACTCTTAGTTCTACGTTTGAAACTGCCACGACTAAACAATAACTTC